ACCCGTGAGGAATTGGACGAAATGGGCGGCGGGGCTTTCCCCGACGAACTGAAACAGGCCGTCTTACTCATTGGCGCACATTGGTATAACCAACGTGAGAGCGACGCACAGGTGCAGTTTCATAGTGTGCCAAACTCACTACAAGCCCTAATGAAACCCTTTAGAAAGTTGGTAAGATGATAGCCGGACGGATGAAGTACAAACTAACCCTGTTAGAGCCTACGACGGCCATTAACAGATTTGGCGAAGAGACCCCAACCTTTGTCGAAGTTAATACCGTACACGCGGAGCGCATCAAGCACAGCGGACAGCGCAGCGAGGAAGTAGGTGAGCATTTCCCCGACTACCGCGTTTCGTACAACGTCAGGAGCGCACACCCGGTTAAGGAGAATTGGCGCGTACAGGAGTTAGGCGGGTATCTCTATACCGTCGTAGCCATCGAACCCAACAAAGACAAAGGTTTTAAGACTTTGATTTGTGAGAGAGTGAACGAGTAACAACTAACCCCAATAAAAATTTCAAACTATGAAGTGTAAGATTTTGCTTTCAGCGTTGGCACTAATCTTTAGTGTTTCGCTTTGCGCGTTTGCCGGTGGAACGGTAGAGCAGCCGCCTACCTACGGCGACGTAGTAGTAACCGAAAAGGCCCAGCAGCCTATTTTCGACGTACCCGGTGAGTACATGATTACCACCTACGACGTAGTACAGGGCGTAGATTTCGTTATGCCTGTTAATCAGGTAACACTACGCACCGACTTTGTAGCCGATACGTACAACTTTACGTTATCAGGTTTTGCTGATGCTTGCAAAGATGTAATGACTTTCGCACAGGCGCACCAACGATTTAGACAGGCTAACACCTACTTATTTCCTGACAATCGAAGATGCTACCTACGACTATCCGACCAAGCCAAAAGTACCGATAATCAGATGTACGCGCCCGGCAAGTGGAAACGATGGGTTATGGCACAGCGAAAGTAACAACGAATAAACCGCACAGCGTATGCAACCCAGCGAATACACAGGCAGCGAGTGGAAAGAGTTAGCCAAGGAACTAACGCCACGCCAACTACGTAACGCCCTGAAACGCTCATACCGCGCCGAGGCAAAAAAGGCGTTAGGCATAGCCCGGAGATACTTAGGTGCAAGTGGGCTGCAAGTTCAGGGAAACAAAAGCGATTGGGATAAGGGCATACGTAGCCACATCTACAGCCGAGGCGGTGGCTTTATGATTACCGTCAAGGCCCACCGGGCTAACCTGAAAGGGCAGGGCGAAAAGTCAATGCACGAAAACCGTAAGGGCTTTAAGAAACCTGTACTTATGTGGGCTGAAGAGGGTACAAAGGAACGTCAGCGAGGCGGCAAGAAAATACGTATAAAGCACGGTATCTACGGCACACACCGAAGCGGCAAAACGCAATATTGGACGGAAACCAAACGTAAGGATGGAATACCGACGGGCCGAATGGGTGCTTACGGATTTCTTGAAAGGGCGACACCCGAAATGTTCCAAACCGTAGAACACGACTTAGGTACGGAAGTAGGGGTAGCCGTAGAGAAAGTGGCTAAGAAATGCGGATTTGTTTAACGCTAAGAGTATTAAGTTATGGCAGTAAATAAGACATCGTTAAGCGTTGGCGAAATTATCTACGACGTTCTGACAAACGACGCGGAGGTTATGGCACGGACAAATAAGGTTTTTCCCGTTGTCACAGACAAAGCCACGTTACCGTATGTAGCGTATCGCCGTTCACGCCTGGAGCATAACCCGGTCAAGGGTACGCAGGGAGCGGACACCGTGCAAATAGATGTACTTTGCTTTGCCGCCAAATACGGAGACGGGGTGCAGTTGGCCGAAGCCGTCAGACAGGCTTTAGACGGTAAGCAAGCCACAAAAGACACCCTGATTATGCGGAGTTGTACGATTGCCGGAGGCGAAGAATACTACGAAAACGATGCTTATATACAAGAATTAAATTTTATCATTAAAGTATAACGACTATGAGTGAATATGTAAACGGTAGTGATATGTTGCTGAATGTTGGCGGCAAGGCCGTAGGCCATTGCACCACGCACACCACTACGTACAACAGCGAGACCAAAGACCGCGCCGTTAAGCCCGAAGCAAACAAAAGCAAGTCGAGCGGTTTATGGAAAGGCAAGGGCGTTACCGGCCTTAGTATCTCTATCAGCGCAGAGGGCTTGCGCGTTTATGAGGAAACCGAAAACGGCTTTGAGCAGGTGGCCCCGCTGTGGGGTAAGGGCCAGAGCGTTGAGGTACAGGCTTTCAAGCGTGAAAACGACGCATCCCCCTATCTGAAAGGTAAGTTTGTTATTGCCTCTATCGAGGAGGCGAACCCCGCGCAGGATGATGGTACTTACTCCATCAATCTGGAGAACGACGGCGAACCCGACATTTACCCCGGCAAGGAAGCCGCAAGCGGTGGCGGTGACTAACTCTAATCTCTACTGACTATGGCAAAAGTAGAAATTACTATCAATGGCGTAGCGTACCCCTGTAGACAAACTATGGGGGCTATGCTACGTTTCAAGCAGGAAACCGGCAAAGAGGTTACAGAGATTGACCCCGGAAGTTTCAGCGACCTTTGCACTTATCTTTGGTGTTGCGTTAAATCAGCATCTAAGGCAGACGGCAAAGATTTTGATTTGTCGCTGATGGACTTTGCCGACAGCGTAACGCCCGAAGATGCTACAGAGTGGGCCGAGGCCAACAAAGAGCAGTCAGGCGACGGCACTACAGAAAGCAGCGAGACACCCCGAAAAAAAAAGAAGAGGGCATAAATGACTACTTAGGCTTTGCGTTGGGTTGCATACACCTATCGTTTGACGATTTTTGCCGATGTACCCCAATGGAATTTGAGAGCATTTGCAAGGCGTACTACGACCAACGCGAAGCCGAATATCAAGACGGATGGGAGCGTACAAGGGCAATAATAGTCGCTACCCTACGGCCACACCTGAAAGGACGGCCAACAGCCCAAAAAGTCTATCCGCTACCGTGGGATAAGGCAAAGAAGAAACCGCAAAAGAGCGGAGCGAAGCCACTTACGGCAGAGGAAAGCAAAGCACGATTTGAAAGCCTATTGGCGCGAATGAAGAGTGCCAACGATGGCGAAACAAAATAATTATACAGCGTACAATGGCGAAAGACGTAAAATTTAATATCCGGCTAACGATTGACGGCAAAGAGCAAATCGTTACTGCATCTACAAACGTAAAGGAGTTTGCAGAGCAGTTGGCGATTGCGCAAACTCAATCTACGAAGTTGAGAGACGATTTGCTGAAAGTTACCCAAGTTACTACGTCTTTTCAAAATGCCATGTCAGGTTTGCAGCAGCTTACCGGGCTAATGCAGACCTATACCGCCGCCAATTCAGAGCAAGCCGAAGTAGAAGCGAAATTGGCTAACAATATGCGTAACACGATGGGCGCAAGGGATGAAGATGTACAGAGTATCAAAGACCTTTGCGCCGCCCAGCAGCGGTTAGGCGTAATCGGTGACGAAGTGCAGATGGCGGGCGCACAGGAATTAGCAACCTACCTTGAAAAGAAATCAAGTTTGGAACAACTCATACCCGTAATGAACGATATGGTAGCACAGCAGTACGGTTTGAACGCTACGAGCGAGGCCGCGACTAATATTGCTACCATGTTGGGCAAGGTGATGGACGGGCAGGTAGGCGCACTTTCCCGATATGGCTACAAATTTGATGAAGCCCAGGCGGAAATATTGAAGTTTGGCACAGAGGAACAACGCGCCGCCGTATTAGCCGAAGTAGTGGAAAGTTCCGTAGGCGGCATGAATGAATCGTTAGCCAAGACAGATGCCGGTAAGGCAAAGCAAGCCGCAGACAACTTTGGCGACCTGAAAGAGGAAATAGGTGCAATTATAGCCCCGTTTGAATCAGCCATTATTAAGGCAGGCCAATTTTCTTTAGCCATTAACGCGATTAGTACAACCGTTGGAGGCATACGCGGTATATACGTAGCCGTCGTTTCGGCTACAGGTGCATTAAAGAATCTGACCGTAGTAACCTACGCGCAGACAGCAGCCGGAAAGGTAGCCGCCGCCGTGCAATTCCTTTGGGCAAAGCAGTTATATTATGGCCGTCAGGCGCAAATAGCATGGACGTTTAGCGCAAAGTTGGCCACCGTTCAGGCTATCGCAATGCGAGCCGCGATTATGGGCCTTATGGCCGTTACAGGCATTGGCCTTGCTTTTGTGGCGGTATCTTCTATTATTTCCCTGTTTGCAAGTAAAACGGACGATGCCACAAAATCTATGCAGGATGCCGAGGCAGAGGCGAAGCGTTTGCAGGAAGTCCAAAACGAGGAAGTACAGGCGGGCGCACAGGCAGCGGCCACGTTGGATTTGCAAAAAGAGAAACTTAAAAACCTGATAGATGCCAAAAAGACAGGCAAAGACGTAAGCAAGGAAGAAAAGAAAATCGTAGGCGAACTTAACGACGCTTACGGCGAAACGATGGGCTACTTTGATAGCGTTTCAAAGTGGTACGATGCCCTGATAGCCAATAGCGAAGATTATTGCCGACAAATGGTTATTGAGGCTAAGACCCGTCGCCTTGCTAATCAGATTGCCGAGAAAGAGGCCGAAACGCACAGCCTTATTTACGATGATAAGGGCAATAAGAAAAAATACAGCACAAAAAACGAGACGTACACCGAAACCGAATACACAGAAGATGTAAACGGCCAAAAACAGCCGTCTGGATGGCATGAGGTGGAAATACCGGGTACGAGTGAGTTAGATAAGGTAAACCAACAAATCCGTGATAATAGAGCCCAGGTTAAGGACTTGCAAAAGCAAATGCAAGATGCCGTAGCCGAAGCCGCGAAACTTGACTTTAGGGTTAAGGGTAGTGCAACCCGGCCCGCTACGACTACTACGACCAAAAACGGTAAGAATGGCAAGGAAGATAAGCAGCTTATCGAAAATGCCAAGACCTACAAGGATTTGGCAAATAATGTCGCTTACTATCAGCAAGAGTTAGAGAAATGCGACATTACCGACACCGAGCGGATAGTTACGTTAGCCAAGGCAAAGAAAGCCGCTGAAGATGCAGTAAAGGCGTTTAAGGATATAACCGACGCGGCCACGATGCCCGTTGAACTGAATACCTTAGACGACTACGATAAGAAGTTAAACGCCCTACGCAATGACCGTAAGACGGCAAGTAAAGAGCATATAGCCCAAATCGACGCGGAGATAGAGCGAATAGAAGCCGCTAAACAAGCGTTGGAAGATGAAAGCGTAGCCGCCTTAAAGGATGAAGAAATACGTACCTACGACCAACTAAACAAGAAACTTGCATACTATAACCGCCTGTTAAAGTCAGGTGATGCAACGCAGCGTGAATTTGCCCAGCAAGGTATTAACCGCCTGAATAAGTTGCAAGAGGCATGGGATGAGGCTTTAGACGCTATGAGCCTACCCACAACCACTAACAACCTCAAAGACATAGACGCGGCTATTTCGTTCTATACGGCGCGTCAGCAAAAGGAAGATGCCGACCAGATACAAAAGACACAGGCCATTATCGACGGGCTGACAGCCAAGAAAAAGGCTTTGCAATTAGGTATCGAGTTACCCAATATGCAACGGGAAATAGCCGAGGTAAACGCGCTAACCGGGCATGAGTACAAAGTTAGAATTAAGGGCTTTGGCTTTGATGAACTTACAAAGAAAATCCGGGAACTGCAAAAGGTTTTGAATGACACCCAAAACCCCGTAACTGACAGTCAGCGCAAGGATATAGAGGCTATGATTGCCACTTATGAGCAATGGCGTAAGCAGTCTATTTCGGCTTTCGGCACGTTCAAAGATGGTTGGAACGGGATAAAGGGTATTGGTAGCGGTATCGAGAGCATAACCAACGCCTTAGAGGGTAACGGTAACGCCTGGCAGACTATTACGGCTTTCGTAGATGGGTTTATTTCCATCGTAGAGGGCATAAATACGGTGATTGGTATAATTGACCTATTAACGGTTGCAACGACCGCCCACACCGTCGCAAAAGGCGCAGAGAGCGCAGCAACGGTTACGGCTACCACGGCGCAGGGCGTAGAGGCAGCGACACAGGAAGCCGCAGCAGCCGCAGCAATCCCGGTAATCATAGCCAATAAAGCGGCCACGGCAAGTTACATGGAGTTGGCAAGTGCAATGTTTTTTGCAGCCCACGCCGCTATACCGTTTGCGGGCTTTGGTATCGCGTCAGGCTTTATTGCCGCAGCCGTCGCAATGGTACAGGCTATTGGCCTGATGCCGTTTGCAGACGGTGGCGTAGTAAGTGGCCCCACGATGGCACTTATTGGCGAGTACGCCGGGGCAAGCAATAACCCCGAAGTAGTGGCCCCGTTGGATAAGTTACGCGATATGATAGAACCGCAGGGCGCATTTGCCGGAAAAGTCCGCTTTGAGATAGAGGGCCGGAAGTTGGTAGGCATTATCGAAAAGGAGTACAACCACAATAAGAGAAGTTAAGCGTATGAGCAAGCAATTACGATATATGGGCGAGTTTCTTAGCCGCGCCGGGGTAACATGGCGGGTTGAGATTTTGCAGGAGGCGAGCGCACCGTTTGGAAGCGTTGGCCAACTGACCTTTGAGGCCGAAGAGGCTTTGGTAATTGATTGGAAGCATACCGACAAAGAGGCTGTTATTTGTGGTAGCGAAGCCACGTTGAAGTTAGAAAGCCCCGGTGATAGAACCTACGAAGATTTATACACAATCGAGGTAGGCCGTATTCGCATGGACGTTTACCGCGAAAACGCCCTGTATTGGAGTGGAGCGTTAGACCCGGAGTTTTACGAAGAGCCTTACGAGGCTTATAACCACTACGTCGTAACTTTGACGTTTAGCGACTTTGGTATATTAGACCGCCTGAAATATAACTTATCGGGTATGCAGACGTTACAGGCTATCTTACTCGATGCCCTGACACGCAGCACCATTAACTACGGTGGCTTAGATGCTGATACCTATTGCACAACCTATTTTCCAAATGGCGGCAAGGCTAACCCCGCAGCGTTGGCCGTGCGTAGCGAAAATTTCTACGATGAAGATGCAGAGCCAAGCACCCTAAAAGAAGTCGTAGAGGGCATTTTGCAGCCGTTGGCGTTGAAGATGATACAGCGTAACGGCCAAGTCTATGTATTCGACTTAAACGGCTTGCACACGGCGGCACGACGGGCTATAACATGGGATGGCGACAGCCAGACGATGGGAGTAGACAAAGTGGCCAACAACGTAAAAGTAAACTTTTCGCCCTATTCGTCGGCAGAGTTAATTAACGGTGAATTGGAGTACGGGGGCGAATATTCCGTAGAAATGGTGAACTTAGTAGCCGACCCCGGAAAATCCTACTACTCTTACTATCCTGATTATTCCGAGGAACATAGGCAGGGCGGTAATTGGGATTACAACCTAATTAACTTTACTATCTTTATCAGTAGTCAGGGTAAGGGTTTAGCCTACCTGAATCCGTCAGCCCGCTATTGCCATATACTGCCATTGGTAGGAGGGCCAAGCGAGACAACGGGTATAGCATGGGCGTTTCATTCGGGAGGCCACGGCGGGTTAGATACAGGTTGGCCAAAGCGCATACTTAACACCGTTACGATGGAGCGAAGCACCGTAGTAATGAAAACGCACCGGGTGTTTTTGCCCGCCTTATCGTCAGAGGGCCAAAAGTCGTATTATGTACGTCTTAGCCTTGAAATGCTTTTAGATGCCCGTTACAATCCATTTACGGAGGGGAACGATGGTAACGAGGGCGGCAATTACGATGGTGTAAAGGGCCAAACGGGCTACGCTTTTGTACCCATAGCCGTTAATATCTACGATAGCGCAGGCAACGCGGTTTGCCACTATGATAACAGCAGCATAGCCAAAGGCGGCACGAAAGGCCATTTGGCATATTGCAAAGGCAGTTGGGTATCAGGCGAGGGCGGTTTTGGTAGTGCTTATCTGGAATACTACGACCCTAACGACCTTTGGGAAAGTGCCGGTATTTGCGGGTGGAAGAAAAACCGCCAATGTATAGGCCGACCGGGAAGAGGCAATGTAAACGTAGTGTTGTATGATAGTTTTAAGCAGATGGCCGACGGCCAATATATGCCATATCCGACGCAAGGCGGTTATTTGGAAGTTACCGTATTTGCCGGGGTACAATGTTTCGATATGGACGAATATATTTGGCCTATTACTCAAACGGCATGGGAAAGCCCGTACTATTGGGGGCCTAATAAGAATAATTGGTACAACAAAGTACGTTGGTTGCTTTACAAGGCCCCTAAAGTGGAGTTGGTAAAAAACAACTTGATATTTGATGCAGCCGAGTTAGACGATGTGGAATATAGCGGCTATATTAACAAATTCGCCAAAGAGGAAATAAGCATAGACACGGTTTGCGGTACGGCTAACACTACGTGCCCGACTGCAAAGGGTATCTATTGCAGGGCTACGGATAGTCTGCAAATCCAAACGCTCAAAAGAGCAGGCGTTACCGACCACCCCGAAAAGTTACTTATCGGTACGCTTTACAGCCAGTTTGCAGCCCGTAAGACTACGCTTTCAGGCGAAGCCAAGATAGACACGGGCGGGCTTTGCATATACACAGAGAGAAACCAAGCGGGCAAAGTCTTTATGATGTCGGGCGAAACGCAAGACGTGATAACAGATACAACCGACGCGCAATATACAGAGTTTAACGCCGACGAATACGAGGCAATAGAAGAAGTAAATTAGCAGGGTATGGATAAGAAATATACGTCAGTAACTACCAACCGAACACCGCGCCCGCGTAGCAAGCGACTACGTGAGCACGGTATTGGCAGCACTAACAGCACGGTAGTATTAAATGCGGAAGCGGGAAGCAGCACCCCGTCAGGCGACGGCCACACCCACAGCAATAAGTCAGCGTTAGACCAGATAACAACCGACAGCAACGGTTACGAATATCTTACCTATCTGAAAGAGGTTAAAACACCCGACCCGGAAACCGGCGAAGAGGTTACAGCCTACGAGCGCGTAACGGAAAAGGTAAAAGCGGGCTACGCTGATTTGGCCTACGACTTAGCCGAGAATAGCCCAGCGGCAAAGCGTTTTCTTAGCCGAATTGCCGATGATATTGCAGAGGGTAAGATTACTTTCCAACAGGGCTTAACGGCCATTGGTATTGCCATATTTAAGGGCGAGGCCCATTTTGGTACGTTTGTTAAATCCCTGTACGCGGGTAGCGGCGCAGGAATCGACCCGCAGGGCAACGCGGAGTTTGAAAGCGTCAGGGTACGCAGTTACTTTGAGGCGGTAGAACTGATTATTAACCGCCTGTCAGCCATTGAGGGCGACCAACTACTTACAGAGGCCGACACGATAGACAGCATAGACGATTTGGGTAATAATTGCTACGGCTTGCACCTACATTCAAAGTGGGAGGGCTATTTTACCGCCCAAGCCGTCGGCAACGTCTTAAAGGGAATCGTAAACAATTTGGGCGCAGTCGCTTTAGGCTACGCCAACCCCGGTACTAACGCGGCCCTCTACACAAGTTGGATGAGGGTAAACAGCGTAAACCCGGCTAACAACTATATCGAAGTTACCCTGTACCCCGACGAAGATACACCCGCCGGGCAGAATTTCCCGCCGTGCGAACTGATGAAAATTGCCCGTTGGGGTAATCAGACAGACACAAAGCGGCAAAGTTGCATCTATCTATCAAGTACAGAGGGCCGGATAGTCAAACTTACGGGCGTTACAAAGCCGATTATCGACGCTACCAATTACGGCGCGACCTTTGGCAGCTTACCCGACTTTGTTAAGGAAATAGTAGACGATGAGGGCAACCCGTTACCTATTCGAGAGGGGTTGGACTATATGTATATCCCCGGCATTGTCACGATGGATATTATACGCCTCAACAAGTGGACTGGTAAGCCTGTATGCGAGTATGTAGACCGTGGCCAATGGGTAGAGGGCGAAAACTACTACTTTGAGGCTCTTAACCCCGATACGGAGATTTACGAAATATCCGACGTTTGGTATTACGGTTGCAAGTGGCGTTGCTGCAAGAATTTGACTAAGACCGCCCCGGCATGGAATAACACCGATTGGGCCATGATTGAGGGCAACCCCGCTTTCACGGTAGAGTTTAACGATACTGACATACTTTTCGACCCTGACCGTTTCGACCTGACTTTGCGCATAATTGCCAAAATCTACAATTTGGACGTAACAGACGATATTTTGCCCGCCGATGTGGTTTGGACGCGGTATAGTGAAGATGCTAACGGCGTTGAAAGAGTGGCGAGCGATAACGCATGGGCTATCAGGCGAGGCGGGGCCGGTAAGTCGATACACCTTACCCGCGACGATATAGACTTTAATGGCTATGTGCCTAAAGTGGTACGTTTCACGGCAACGGTAACGCTACGCGACGGCATGGGAGAGGCCGCAGCACAGGACAAAGCAGTATTTGAGTATTAACGACATAAAACAAAGGCAATATGAAAGTAAAGAGATTTGATTTTAACTTTAAGCCCTTGCAGTTGCATATCAGTTTGGCGGCTGATGGCAGCGTACCCGACAGGCAAAACTATGATGCCGATACGGACACCTACACCCCGGACTATACGCTTACGCCCCTGATTATCCAACCCGCTATTAGCCGCATGGATAAAGACGAAGTGCTACAGGCCGGGCGGGTGAATCATCTTTTGGCTAATATTAAATGGTACGAGATTATAGCCGGTACACGTACTTTGATTGAGGCCGCTAACACTAACTATGAGGTAGTAACAAGTGGCGAGAACGCCGGACGTATCAAAGTGAAGAAAAACGCCCAGCCTCAACTACCTATTACGTTGGAGTTTAACGCGGACTATACCGACACGCGCACAAATCAGATTAGCAGCATTAAACAAACCTATCTGATAACGTGCGACAACTCTACTACCTTTTTGCCGCTGTTAGTTTTGGACGCAGCCGACCAAACTATTTACGACCCGTTGGCCGACCTTGCTACGCAGACGGTACACGCGAGTTTAAGGTTAGGTGAAAACGAGTGCGAAACCGCCAAACGTGCGTTTGTGTGGGAAAAGTTCAGAGAAGATAACACCTGGACGGCGGTAGGAACTGACACCACGTTAGACTATGACGTTATCGTAGCCGAGGACGGCGCAAGCGTCACGGTAGACCGTAGCCTTATGGGTAATGAGTTGTATTTACGTTGCAGGGCTAAGTACGACCCAAACGGCAACCCCGGAGGCGTAACGCTGACAGATGCAAGCCCGGCAAAGATTATTTCCTTTGTGCGTAGACTCCCGAAATTTGAGTTTGATATTTTGGGCGTACCTACGAACATACCCGCCGGGCTTTTGGCCATTGCGCCAGAGGCCGCTATTTGGAACACCAAAGGCCCTATAGCAAATCCCGAAAGAGAACTTTTGCCCCTTTGGTACGTAGCACCGAACAAGGCGAGCGGCAGTTTGTCTTACTCACAGATAGGCCACGGCGTTACGCCTACGCTACCAACCAAAGCCATGACCGATTTATTAGGCGGCGTTTACGGATTGGACGTAAAGGATTGTGGCCCCACTTGCGCATGGGAAGATAGCGACGGCAAGGTATTTGAGGACAGCGACGGCGCAGTATTATTGATTAAGTAACTATTTCAAGAACATATTAAAACTTTCTGATTATGGCACGTTACATTAAAGCAAATCCCAAAGTCGCTAAGTTCCTGAATCTGGAGAGCGACAGAAACACCGTCAAAGACGGCAACTATTTACTTTGGCAAGCCGATATGCTGGCCTTTGGCCCTCTTACGCAGTTGGCCAACACCTTGCAGCAGATTGGCGGCATTGCTCTTTTGCCGCATGAGGCCCGCGAAGAGCAGGACGGCACGGTTACGCGGCCTTTGCCCCAGGCAACCGACCCGCGTTTTATCGTAGAGCCGGTAGAGCCTGAAACCGAAGTACCCGGAGAGGAAAACGAGCCGACAGGCAGCGAGACCAACGCCGGGGAATCCGAGACAGACGGCCAACAGGCCGAGGGCGACACGTCCGAAACGCCTACCGACGCAAATAGCGAGGCCCCCGCAGAGGAAACCGCGCAGTCTAACGACGAGGTGGAGAGCATCGACAGCGGAGACGTTGGCAGCGTAGATGAAGTGTTGAACGCAAATGATAAGGAGGAATAAACCATGAGCGTAGCAAGTACAACCCGAACTATTAAGTTTATCAGCAAGGCCGGTACTTACACCGCCGTTATTGTGTGTCCTGATGGCGACCTATACCAAGAATGGGAGGGTACGTTAGCAGACATTACTAAAATATTCCCGAACTTTGAGCAGACAAAGCCGGTTTTGTACTTTGTTTGCACGTCAAGCCGCGTAGCCGAGGGCGTAGCAACCCCTGACGGAATAGACTACTATTTCAACGGTACGAAAATCACGTTTAGCGGCGACACGTCGAGCGGTACGTTTGCCGGGTTGTTTAAGAAAGTGGCCCCGTCAGGCGATAACCTGTACTACGGTTTGCAGATTGTCAAGAACATAGCAGAGGCCGCAGGGTACGCCCCCGCTGTTATTAAGATGGTGGCTACCGTCTCTTACGGTACGCAGAGCGACCAAATTACGGCATCCTACACTATTCCCATTCAACAGGCAACGGGTAGCAGTTACCGCGTGACGATTGCCGCCGGTGATAACAAAAACTTTGTCATTACCGAAAAGGGCGGCAGTTGCATATTAAAGGCTATGGCCTATCAGTCCGGGCAACCGCTGACAGCCGATTTAACCTACCAATGGGAAAAGATGGGCGTAAGCGGATGGGAAACGCTATCGGGCAAGACAGCGCAAACCCTGACCGTAGCCGACAGCGATATAACGACCTACGGCGAATATCGCGTTACCGTATTCCGAGGCGGCGCAGAGATTGGCAAGGACATTCAGGGCGTTATGGACGCTTCCGACCCATTCGACATAGACACGCACCCCAGCCCCGAAGATGAGGCAATAACAGAAGATACGAGCGGCAACGGCCAAGTAACCTATACCCCGGTAGTGGTAAAGCGAGGCACTAACACCAAGGCGTTAGACACGACTTTCTACTTTGTGGTAAAGGACGCAGCGGGCGTTTACCTGAATAGTCAGACAGACCGCACGACCCCGGCGGCATCGTACAGCGTAACGCGGGCGCATTGCCAACAGGCGGGCGGCGACGTATCAGTAACAATAACCGCGAAAGACTAAGAGCGTATGAGCGACAGGCCAAGCGTAACAAGAGTAGTTAAGTTTATCCGTAAGGGAGCGGCGGGAAACCCCGCCCCTTACGTAGAACTTTCGCGCACATCTATTTTGTATAATGCCAATAGTAGCGGCTATTCTACAGCGTCACAGAATTTTGTAGTAAATTGCTATTTTAAAGTCAACGGTAACACTTGTAGTATTGCCGACGTTGGGAGTATAGTGGTAACTACAATATCGGGCGTTACCGTTACTAAAAATAGCACGTCGCAACTTACGATAAATGTAACACACAGCCAACAGATTTCGGGAGTTGTAACGGTTAGAATAACCGGCTCGTATAACGGTCAATCTTATACGGCGCAAGCGTCAATAACGGTAGAAGCAAATAGAGAGGGAAGCCAAGGCCCCCAAGGTGAGCAGGGCGATAACGGATTAAATGCGCCGGTAGTAGAACTTTCGCGCACATCTATTTTGTATCGCGCCAATAACGAGGGCTATTCGGTTGCTACACAAATTTTTGAGGTTAATTGTTATCTTAAAGTCAACGGTAACACCTGTAGCATAGCGTCAACAAACAATATAGATGTTACGTCTATTACTAATGTATCAGTTACTAAAAGTAATACGTCAAAAATAAGAATAGAGATACCGCATAGTAAAATAATAGCCGGTGTTATTATAGTGCAAATGACAGGCACACTTAGCGGAAATTCCTATACAGCAAAAGCCGCCATATCGGTAGAACCCAATTACGAGGGAGCGCAAGGGCCACAGGGCGAAGAGGGGCCGCAAGGCCCACAGGGGCCAACGGGCGGTACAGGTAGCCAAGGGCCGAGAGGCTACAGAGGCCCGGCGTTAAGAGGCCCGCAGGATTGGACGCAAATGGATATAGACTACCAATTTTATAAGGGCGACGAAAGTAGCCAAGAACCCTACGAAGATTTTGTAGTCTATAACGGTAACTATTACAAGTGCATTAAGACGCATACAAAAACCGCCTCTAATTATCCGGGCAGTTCAACAGATACGAGCAGACACCTTTGGCAACTTAGTGATAAGTTGGCGATTATTGCCGCTAATGTCCTGTTTGCCAAGCACGGATATTTTGGTAGTGCAATAATAAGCGGTGATTGGCTGATAAGCACTAACGGAATGATAGATAATACATTTTGTGAAAACGGTGCTACCTATCAAGGCATTATTGCGTATTCCTTATTTAACGAGAACAACCCAAGTGGCGACGATGTATTAATATACGGCAGCAGTACGACACAGACAAAAACCGCAAGCGAAACGACTAAGACGATAGCGACGGTATCTTTGGAAGCCGGTAAATTGTACTACCTCAAAGCAACAGGTAAGGCTGGTAGTGCAAGCGGACAATACTTCATACGCATACGCAATACCTCTACAGGTACAACGAATACGCCTGTAATGATTAACGGTACGTCTAACGTAACGCGTAGCGGGTATTTTAGCCCCGGTACAACAGGCTCTTATTATTTGGAGTTCTACGACACGTCGGGTATTTCCGCAGAAGTCAGCGCAATAGAGTTGACAAGAAAGGATTTTGCACCTACGTTTGCACTTGATTTGTTGACAGGTACGACATATCAGCATGACGGTGTATTTACCGGATTTATCCGTAAGGGAAAGACGAAGATAACGACAAGTAATATTGACAACTATAAGCGTACCGACATTACTACGGCCCCCGTATTGGACTTTGACAAGTGCGGTAGTTTTATAGAATTGTCAACAGGCACAGCGAGTTATTTTTCTTTGCCTTTGTTAAGTTCTGCGATAGCAAGCAAGTACACAGCCGCACAGAAAGACCGCATACGCTCGTTTATCGGTACAAAGTTGTTGGTGTATAACTATTCGGGCGTTAATTTGTCGATAACGTGGAAATGGACTGCATCGGGCGGCGTATACGGCTATACCTTGTATAATGGTAATTGTGTTGAATTAGAGTGCAAAATGGATAAAGACGATGGCGATAACGGCACAGAAGTTATTTATTGGGAAATCAACAAAACAGCGGCACCCGTATAAAAAATATAAGAATATGAAAACAAAAGTAATCTTTAACAACATTATCCCGTTTCGTGGATTTTTGGCTATGTGCTTATGGCCGTTTATCTTTGTGCGCAACAGCGCAGCAAGCCACTATAACACGGTGGCAAACAACCATGAGCAGATACACGCCCGGCAACAAAAGGAAATGCTTATTATAGGCGTTGCTTTGGCGGTTATCGCATGGGTAGCAGGATTTGGCCTTTGGGCTTTCCTGTTTATGCCTATCTTCTTTTTGTGGTACGGCTTTGAATGGCTTTGCCGTTTGGTGCAGTATCGAGATACCAATAAGGCGTACCATAACATTTCCTTTGAGCGTGAGGCATACGCTAACGAAAAGGATTTGGCCTATTTAGGCAGTCGTAAGCCTTACGCATGGACTAAGTATTTACGTATTAAATAACCCATTAAATTTTTAGCATTATGGCAGTAAAACAAACAAAGAAAGTGAGTGCAGCAACCCCGGTAACAACCGTAAACAGCACCGACAAAATTTTGATGGCCGACGCAAACGGCAAGTTGACACCTATTAGCCTCGCTAACCTGAAAGCAGCTTTGAACGGTGGCGTAGACCAAAACGTGCAGATGGACGGCGTGTTTATCATGTATCATCGTAAGAGTGATGATTACCCGCTAATGGTTAAGCCCCACAAGTGGACGGCACTACAGAGCAGCGGCGAAATAGCCGACGGCGTAGTAATCGTAGAGGGCGGCAAAATCTTAGTCGTGGCCCCTACGCAAACCGCTATTACGTGGAGCAGCGCGGCAGTAAGCGGAGGCGGTACTACTACGACAGACCGCGTTACGGCAATGAACGATTGGAACGGCAAGACCAACACGGCAGCGCAAGCCGCGAAAGCGGAGTGCAGCAGTAACGCCTACGCCCCCGGCTTCTGCCATCAATATAGCCGCGTAAACGCTAACGGTAAGGGCCTGACAGCAGGTAAGTGGTGGCTACCGTCGTTAGGCGAAATGATGATGATATACGCCAATATGACAAAAGTCAACTACGCGCTTTCGCTGATTTCAGGCGCAACGCAACTGGAAGAAAACTGGTATTGGACTTCTACAGAGTACAGCGCGACGTACGCCTGGCTTCTGAACCTCGACAACGGCAACGTCATCTACATCACTAAGGCGTCGTACACGGGCAGAGTTCGCCCCGTTTCAGCATTTATTGGTTAATCTTTAGCAATTAAATTTTAAACTTTAACAGGGTACGGCGGTAGCCGTACCCCATAACATAAAGAAAAGCGGATTTTATGGCAGAGAAGAAACTAAAGTTGGTATCTAACGCGCCGTTGTACAAAGACGTACGTACGCTATTAGGCTTGATAGTGGAGACAGCCCCGGACTTTCCGAGAATGTACCGATACACCATAGGCGGCGAAATGCAAAAACTTTCCGTCAGCCTGTTAAACGGTGTAGCAGCGGCGTACATGGATAAGCCGAACAGACGCGACCACCTAACCAAAGTCCGCTATGAATTTGAGACACTAAAGACATTAGTAAGAATCGCCGGAGAAAAACGATGGATTAAAGGATTAGGGCGGCACGCGCAACTCATAGAACTGATGGACGCGATAGGCAAACAAATTACAGCGTGGAAGAACTCGCTACCCGTAGGCAGCGAGTAGCCGGAATCGAGTAGGTTACGACTTACCGAGCGTGCAAATTTCCGAATAAATGGGGCCTACACCGTCATTTACGGTAAAGGGCGGGAAACCGTCAATTAGGCCACAGATTGCGAGCCTACAGAGTACAGCGCGACGAACGCCTGGAATCTGAACCTCAACAACGGCAACGTCAACAACAACACTAAGGCATCGAACACGAACAGAGTTCGCCCCGTTTCAGCACTTATTCAGAAATAGAAGCAAAGTAAATTATATATGATAGAATTAGCGGGATTATTGGAAGCGTACTACGATTGTCGCAGGAACAAGCGTAAGACGGCAAGCGCGTTAGTCTATGAAATGGACTACGAAAACCGCCTTATTGCCCTACGCGACCGTATCAATACGGGCGCATACCAACCCGGCAAGTCTATCTGTTTTGTCGTAACGCGGCCACGGTACAGAGAAGTGTTTGCCGCCTCTTTTGAAGATAGAATAGTACACCACTATATAGCGTTAAGGTTAGAGCCGCTTTTTGAAACGGTATTTAGCCCATATACGTATAATTGCCGGAAAGGTAAGGGGCAGCTTTACGGTATTAACAAACTAAAGCAGCAGTTAATTGAGTGCAGCGGCAACTACACGAAAGATTGCTATATACTGAAACTTGATTTAAGCGGTTTCTTTATGAGCATCGACAAAGCGATATTAGCCGAAAAGATAGACCGCTTTATCATAGAGAAATACGCGGGAGAGGACAAGGAGGATTTGCGCCGACTTTGCCGAATTGTCATAAACCACGAACCCGAAAAGAATTGCGAGAGGCACAGCCCTTTGAGTTATTGGGATAATCTACCCGCCAATAAGTCACTATTTACTAACGGCGAGGGAAAGGGTGTAGCCATCGGCAATCTGTTTGCCCAACTATTCGCAAATTTCCTTTTGAATGATTTAGATTGGTATTTAGAGGCGCAAGGCATCAAATATCATGGTAGGTACGTAGATGATTTCTACCTTATAGACCGGGATAGGCAAAAACTACTTAGCCTTATACCCGGAATCCGGGCAAAGTTGGCCGAATACAAATTAAAACTGAATGAGAAGAAATTTTATTTGCAGCACTACACTAAGGGCGTGCAGTTTACAGGAAGCATTATAAAGCCCCGTCGTTCATATACCTGTAACCACACCGTAGCAAATTTCGTTATGGCCGTCAGGCGGCTTAACAAAGCAAAGAACCTACGGCAAGCCGAACACGCCGTAGCCTCTATCAATGCCTACTTAGGACTGATGAAGCACAACAGCGAGTACAGCACCCGGAAGCGGGTTTTACAGATGATAGAGCGACCCGCATACGAATATATCTATATCAAAGGCCGCTACGAGGTGGTAGCCCTAAAGAATAAGTATAAAAAGCGATTACAAACCTATAAAAGAATACGAGATGGCGATTATTGAAGTAGAACCCAAAGACCCGGTTACGCTACGCGCTGACGTAATCGACATGGGCCTTTTGCACCTGTTAGAAACCCGTTACGTGGTAATTATCGAGCAGCGCGATAACGAAATACAGATAGAACTATACAAGAAATAGAAAAATGGAGTACACGGATATTTTCGGTATTATTGCGTCGATGGGCGCAGCCGTTGGCGGTTGGGAGTTAATTAAGTATATGCTTAATATCCGCAGCAACAAACGCAAGGAGAGAGCCGAAGCAGATAAAGCAGAGGCAGAGGCCGACGGAGCAGAGTTTGGCGTTTTACGCGAGACGGTAGAGTTTTTGCAGCAGCAGTTAAAGGAGAAAGAGGAACGGTTTGCTAATCAGACCGACCGGCTACGCGAAGTCCAAGACAAGTATTTTAATCTGATGCAAGAAAAGGCGAAAGTCGATTTGGAATTGCAACGTTTTCGATGTGTGCGCCCTAAGTGCGCACAGCGAGAGCCACAAAACGGATATTGATATTAACCCCTAAAACCGATATTATGGCAAAAGTAGAAAGCATTGTGCCTTTTATCCTGAAATGGGAAACCGGCACGACAGGGGCAACCCTGACAAACGAGCAGCTTTTTGAGAAAGCGAAGAAACGCGGATTTGCAAACGACCCCGACGATTTAGGCGGGGCTACGATGTGCGGTGTTACGTTGGCAACCTATACGGAATATTGCCGCAAAAAAGGCTACCCGCGTCCAACCGTGCAGAGACTTAAAGATATTAAGTACGCGGATTGGTTGGCTATCCTTAAAACGATGTTTTGGGATAAGTGGAAAGCCGACCAGATTACTAACGCCTCTATTGCCCTGATGCTTGTAGATTTCGTTTGGGCAAGTGGCAACTACGGTATTACCGTGCCACAAAAGGCCATTGGCGTTAAGGCCGACGGCGTAGTAGGCCCCAAGACGTTAGCGGCTATTAACGCCCGCGACCCAAAAGCCCTTTTCGATTTGCTCAAAAAAGAGCGGCTGGCCTACATTGACAGGATTTGCAAGGCCCGTCCAAAGAATCTTAAATATAAGGCCGGTTGGCTTAATCGTCTTAACGACATTAAATTTTCGGGAGTATGAGAAGCGAGTATAATAAGTATTGGTATCAGCAATATAGGCTACAGAATAGTAACGGATGCAGTACGTATTTGTTCCTGTTCGCCTTTGCCCTGTTTTGCCTGATGTTTGCCGGGTGCAGAACAAAGAAAGTAGTTACCGATGAAAGTAGCACGGTATCACTTATCGACACAACTAAGACCGCAGCCGACAGCCTGACAGCGACCCACGACCTGACAGACACGACTAAAACAACGCAGACCGAAGAGGAAAGCGAGGTAGTAGAGTTTGTGGACGGTGGGGGTACTATCACCATCGACACGGCGGGCAACGTCACTTTGTCCGGGGTGAAGTCCTACAAAGGCAACCGCAAAGCCGCCCGGCATGAAGAAAGAGGCGTTACCATAGCCGACGAAGTAAGCCAGGTGCATAACGAGCAAGCCAACGGCATTAAGGCCGACGAATCCAAGACGAGCCACGGAGAGAGCGAAGCAAAGATAGAAAAGCCCGTTTGGTATCAGACCATCTTAGCGAAAATTGGCGGGCTTTGTTGCATTGCCGCTTTGCTTTGGGCTTTATTCCTGTACCTGAAAAGAAAGTTTTAACGACGCATTACGTTTTCTGTAAATAGTGCTTTGCCCGCGTCAGTCCGAGAGGATAGAGGCGGGTTTGTTTTGTGTAGACATATCAGAAATGACCGTAGAGCGCGTTTTGTCGCTTTGCCTTGCAACTATACCACCCAACGGCTAAAACGCCCTTAAAACGAATCTTTGGCTAAATTTTAACATTTCGCAACCTATTCGTTAAGGTTTTCGCCTTTTCTTAACACGTAATCTATTACTTTGCGGTTGGCCGCGTCTACCTTATCCCGGTTATACTTGATATAGATACCCGTAACCTTTGCACCGTGCGAGTGGCCTAACGCTTCGCTGATAGTGTCCTTTGGTATATCCAATTCAGCCGCATAGGTGGCCCACGAATAACGCGCCCAATACCACGAAAGTTTTTTGTCTATAGGTGTCATCTTTAGTTGGCCGTTCTTATGTTTTACGGGTTGGCCGTCTTTGTCAAGTTCAGGCACACCGATACGCGCCAGCGCATTGTCTAACGTACCGCCGTAGGCTTTTACGTTAGTGCAGCGGTCAAACATACTTAACAGGTGCTTTTTGCCTTTGTACCGTTCAAGTATTGCCGCCGCTTCCGGCTCAATCTTTATACTATATAGTTTGCCCGTCTTAGCCCGCCGGTATTCTATACGCCCATCTACTACACTGTCACGGGTAAGCCCGGCCAAATCTGCCATATTGATACCGATTAGATAGAAAGAGAGTAGAAACAAATCGCGGTATTCGGTATAATGGTATCTGGTATCAAGTTCTATAAGTTGGCGCATCTTAGCCAACGGCAAAACACGCATACGGGTTTCTTCTGTCTTTACGCGGTAATGCCTGAATGGGTTGTTAGTAGTAACGTCATGGTCGAGGGCGTAGTTAATGGCCCGACGCACTACCTTAACGTAGGCGGCACGGGTGTTTATAGACAAATCGGCCATCGAGGTATAAAAATCGTCTATCCATACCGGGGTAATTTGTTCGCAGTACAACTTAGTACAATCCCCACAGAATTTATTAAGCCTGATAATCGCAGTTTTGGCTATGTACTTAGTGTTAGTCGCCCGGCCCTCCAAAGTCTTTTGTATGAGGTCGTAAAGAGACGGTACGCCAACGGTAGGCTTTTCAAGGTCAAGCCGCGTAAGCATTTCCTTAATTTGCGCCCGCGTCAGTTTGCGCCATTGGCCGTTTTCCATGAGTTCCAAGATACGATTACCTACCATCGTCAGGAGCGTAACAAGCACGTCGTTTGTTTTCTTTGCGCCTTTGCCCGTTACCCGCTTTGTCGTGCTATCCCAATCGTCAGCGGTTACGTAGATACCCGTACTAAGGTAGATGTTAGTACCATGCCCTACGACGATTTGCACCGGGTACGTGCCATCGTTCAAAGCCCGGCGGGTGTCAAGTCTCAAAGTTGATTTTGCCATATCTGATTTGCTGAAAATTTGCTGATTTATATACCAAAAAGCACCCTAAAGAGCCTTATTTTACCTAAAAATTAGGGTAGTCGAGAGAAGGGGAAAATACGGAAATCCCCTGTAAATAAGGCTTTCGGGCTATTAGGCCGCGATTACCTTGTAATAATTTTGTTGTGTTCATAAGTCTTTTATTTTCAATTATTTATATTTGTCTGATTTTGATTTGTTGAAAATTTGCATTATTGTACTACCTTGCGGCCGTCCTGTATTATTATCCCGGTGGCCGCGTCAGGTGTTGGCAGTTCTACCCCGTTGACGCTGTAGGCTTTGCCGTTGGCCGGGGCATCCATTCGGGCAGCTGACACGCCCGCCGACGTATCTTTGGCGAGTATAATAGTACCGGCCCCGTCGTAGGTTTTAAGTGTCATAGTACCGTTATCATATTCCGATATTCTAAAATTCAAGATGCTTTCGCCGCTATTCCAGGGTAACAAATGCAAAAGGCAGTTATTAGTCTTAACCGTAGTTACCCAATAGCCTTTGAATATCCAATCTACGGTTTGCGTACCGTTGGCAAAAGTTATCTTAGTATAATTGCCATCTGCAAACTCAATCGTCTTAATAGTGCCTTTGTCGTTAAACCTGAAAGAACCAAACGAGCCGCTAACATTCCAAGTGCCTAACAACGCTATTTCGTCTAAGTCTATTACATAATTTTGGGCGTTGGCCGTCATGGTGAGCAAGGCCAACGCAAATACTAAATAAATCCTTTTCATATACGCGGGTACATTTTAATTATCCTACATTCCTTTTTTGTTCGGGCAAAGCCGCCTCTAATTCCTTTATTCGATTTTTGTAGCCCGTTATCCTGTCTAACAGGGTTTCAACGGTGCTTTCTA